TCAATGCATCGACAACGAAGAGGTGGCCTAGATGACCAAAATACCTTTAAATGAATTGAATAAAATACTATCAGAACATCTACATAAACCTATAGAAATTACTGGATTCTATTCGGGCAGAATTGGATTTGAAGAACATACAGAATTGTACGTCGGAGATACATTTTCATTGGAAGTCGAGTAAATGAGACAAATGATCCAGAACAAACAGTTATCTTTTCCTTTATTTCGGGCAAAGATAATTGAGGCGGCAAATCCATTTCGGTCTGTAGTAATCCGTTTGCTACTATACCATGAAAAGTATTATTGGGTTGCCATGATGGACTTTGAGCATGAGCACGATGCTTATTATGTAGGGAAAGATCTGAAAGAAGCAATCGAAGCTTGGGAAGATGAAAAGGATTTGTGGTAAATAAATAAGTAATACAATAAGTAATACCGTTCTAACATCCTTTTAAGCACGTCTTATCTCGCGATAGCAAGTATTTTACTATACTATTATATAATTAATTGATTGTCTTAGAGCTTAAAATCAATTAAATTTTCATAGAAGTTTTCTACCAAAACCTTTAAATACACTAATAATGTAATTACCTTACATGATAATCATAAATAAAGATCCAGCTCAAGTTATTCCGGATATTTGTGAGCAGGACATAAACCGGAAATTGATTATTTCTTCGGTAAACAGCAGTGGGTGTCATTTTGTCAGCTACCTACTAAAGGAAGATAACTTGATATATGAACGGGGTTGTGACATAAAACGGAGTCAAAACTATATTTGTGAATGGCAAGATTCGTTTAATAGAAATAATAAATCTATTATAGAACTTATGATAAAAGAGTGGCGCGATCAAACTGAATGTCGATTAAAATACTTTGTAGTTGAAAATAATAAAGATTTTGATTACATATTAAATATGTTTAATGTGCAAAATGATTTCAAGAATGAATTAATAGCAACTTGGAATCAGATACAGAAAAATAATGGAGTAATACTATGAGAGCCCGAGAAATTAAACCAGGAATGCCAATACGGATAGAGGATCATTTTGGTCGGAATGCTACCGGAATTGCGGGACAATGTTTTAAGGACGAAAATTATAGATATGCATTTTGTAACGTGATATTCGCAGATGGCCACGTATATCCGGTTTGCGTGACCAAGATAACAAGATATGTCCAACGAACCAGAACGATCGCAATAGATTTTGATAATTTGGTAAGAAATGTATCACAACGGATTCATACAACATACAGTGTAAATGGCTGGCAGTGATAATGCTACGATTTTATATAACTCCAAATATGGGAATACCAGTCATCCAACGGTGGCAGAATGATCACTGGATTTTTGATAGGTGGCCGACTAATGAAGAAATTAAGGAAGAAAAAATCCTTTGTGTTTGCGAATTAAATTCTAATATCAACTTAAATGATAATGTATTAGAACATACTAGATTCAATGCTAACGTATTACTGGATTATAATTTATATAATATAGATAAGGCTAACGAACTTGATGATAAGATGAAACATGCTATTTGGCTCACGGTAAAACCAAGTCCGTTAAAAGGAACGTTTACGAAAATAGATGATATAAGATTTCCAATAATTACCGATAGCCAAGTATATATACATAATGAAAATGATCACGTTCATAAATATTTAGTAACTCAGTTAGAAATCGAATCTAGTGCAACTCAAGGCAATAAAGGAACCGATCATACCTGGGTTGGTTCTGATTACGATGGTGGCTATTGTCCTAGAAGATGCCGATGTCCATGCTGCGGGAGGTCATATTAATGCCATCTTTTCGTAATCCGTCGGATGCCTGGCATTATGCCTTAGGTCAAATAGAACACTATGGCAATAATATTATAACAGAAGATGGTCAACTTATCCGTGAATTACTTAATCTAAGTTTGACCATTAAATATCCATTAGAAGGATATCCAGTTAAAGGTAGTGGATGGGATATAGCAGCTCTTGATTTATACGCCGAGCAACTTATGAATCCTGAAAATACTGGCTTTGATTACACGTATGGTAATCGATTACGAGCCCATGAATGCATATTCGATGATCCAGAAGACTGTTTATCCGTTATTGAATGGGACCAAATAGAAATAATCATCGGTAAGCTCAAAAGACAGCCAACAAGCCGAAGGTGTGTAGCAATCACTTGGTATCCAGATATAGATATTGTAGCAGAACATTCGCCATGTTTAATTATGTTAGATTTCCTAATAAGGCAAGATAAATTGTATACTACAGCAATTTTTAGATCTCATGATATTGGCCGAGCGTACATCGCTAATATATATGGTCTAGGGAAATTGCAAAAATATATCGCTGATCAACTAGGTATTGAATCAGGCGATTTAACTACAATAAGTATATCCGCTCATTATTATATCGTATAGGAGACTGATTTATGCATTATGATAGTTATTATCCGTTACGAATACATCTAGAATCAATACCAAATCCATCGTACAGTATTACTATTAGGAGAATATGGTAATGAAACATTCTGAATGCCAGATTGGTATACCCGTAATGCATGGGTGTAGTTCAGGTAACAAATTTTTCCCTAGTGGCATCGAAGGTATTGTTAAGGAATTGCGTAAAATCGTTACTATCGAAAAGGGTAGAAAACAATATACCATCGAATTTGGCAAGCGTAAGGCATACTTCCAAGAAATTAAAATAACAGACTGGTATGCTACAGTTACGCTAACTGACGGCGATAGCATTGAGATAAATATAGAAAATTTGAAAATAAAACCACGGAGATGATTACATTGAAGGAAATTAAAGTAAGTGATCATAGTACATTGCCGCGAATTGTGGGTGACCAAATAACGATCGAAGAAGCCAAGAAACGGTGCCTTTCAGGACATTACATGATAATGACCATTGTCAACAATACATGGTATCAATTAATAACGTTATCGTCTACCGGGCATGTTGAAGTATTAGAACAACATCATGGATCAAATAAATTCACGAAAACATGGGAAAACACAACATTTGAACTTTTCGTAGCTCATATAGTTAGTATGTATCCAGCTACTGAATTCTATCTCATTGAAGGAATACAAGATATATTCCAGATTATTAAAGACCGTATTCCGAATTGGCTACCAACCGAATACCAAAACCTATAAATACAGATAGCTATATTACATTTTTATGAGAATGATAATTGCTAATCCAGCTCACGAAATACCGAACATATCAGAAAAAGATATTAAGAATTCTATAATAATTGCTGTAATATATACACTTGGTATAATAGAAGCAGCATTTGTATATTATACGATATCACCTGATAATAAGATAACATTGAATTGGTATGGCGGTCATGCAAATAATGATATGGAAACCGGGTATCCTTGGAATTGGGAATCAGATCATAGTTTGATAGAATTCTTATCTAAATGTTGGACAAGGTGGTCAGATAATTATTCTATTATAATGTATGTCTGTGAAAATACCACGGAAGTCGAGACAGTAGCCAATAAATATATAAAAAGTGATATATTTAAACTTAAATTCATTAATAAGGCAAAGGAGGTCTTCAAATGATTATTATAGACAAGCCACCATACAAAACAATTCCAAATATTACAGAAAAACATATGTATAAATCATTTATAATATTAGAACTACCATACCATGTTGCGTTTTTAACAAAACAGAAAGACGGCAACACTTTATGGTTGAACTGGTTTGGCCGAGATATTCGATACGGCGAAGAAGGTAGCATATGGGGATGGAGAGCAAATACTAATCTAATTACGTTTCTAATTAGATGCTGGAGTCGTTGGGAAACAAATGAATATAATGGAGATAATATTATTAAAATATACGTATGCGAAAATATAAATGAGGTATATTCCATAATCAATGATTTAAGTAGAAAATTAACTGATACTTTCAGGGAAATAATCGTAGCAAACGCAGAGGAGGTCTTCCATGATAATCATTGATTACAATCCGGCTAAACAGATACCACCAATAGTTGAAAAGGACATCAATACCAAGATAATATTGTCAGTATTCAAGGAATCTAACCTATTCATGGCAATAAAACATAATAATAAGTTTACATGGTTTGGTTGTGACTTAAATAGTGTGTGGTCTATTAATAGAACTCCGAGCATAACAATTCACTGCATGAGTACAAGTTTAATAAATTTATTAATCGATGATTATAATTCATGCAATGGAAAGGTTGTATTCTATGTACTCGAAGATATATTTGACGTGGCATTTATCGAAATCAAGTATAACTTACAGGAAGTAAATACAAAATTGCTAGAAATGTTACGAGAACGCGCTAAAGAAGTCTTTCCGAGGTGAAGTAATGATTATTATTGATCGAAATCCAGGCAATGTAGTACCCGAACTAACCGAATCCGACATTCAAAAGAATCTTATAGTAGCAACTATGTATAGTACAAATATGGGCGGGCAGTTAGTTACCTATGTTACCGAATCATGGATACATCCCGTATTCGCGGCTATGCATTAAATTGGTATGGTGGGAAAATAACAGATGATAAATTATACCTATGGAATCACAACGATTACCATAATGGTAACTTACTAAAGTTCGTCACTAAAAGTTGGAACAGTTGGCTACAATCCAATCCCATTATCTATGTATGTGAGACACCACAGGATATTATGGACTTATGCGAAACTATAAACCTAACAAATGCTAATATAATTACGGAACTTCTAGAAGCACTACGTAATGCTCGTGCTTCTATATATTAGCCAGTCCAGCCGCCACCAACACGTATAGCGTGCCTGGGCATTTTAGGTAATAATGCAGATCTATGAGTATTAGATAAATAAAATAATGCTTGCGTAAGAGAGTCTACAACGTCGTCGTACCGACCCGTCGGGAACGCAGCAATTTCTTCAAGCGCATCGTGTATCCAAGGAGCATTAATAGGCATCGGTATCCATACGTTACCGGCTTCAATATATGGAGTGATAGCTTGTGCTCTAACAACTTTACCGCCCTGTGGTTCTACGGGTATAATACCAGGTATCTGGTGTTTGAGCATAGTGATAATACCAGGACCATTAGCCTTATCTTCTATGAGTTTTGCAGAAGATAATTTCCATTTACCGCTCAATGTCTGGATAGCTTGCATAGTAGCAATGATATCCATACGGGCTCGTACTTGATCCAAGAGATAGAAGTCAGCTCCCTTCTTGCCCCATACTTGTCCGACAACAAAATCGGTATTTGCATTATCTTTGAAAGTAGCATCCCAAGACTGTATTACAATATCCATAAGTTTTTCAATGTCTTGTGGATTCTGTTTATAGAACTGATTTCGGCCCGTTGTGGCTAAGGAGTCTCCCCACCAGCCCCGGTTAAATATAAGACCGCCAGCTGGAGCCGGTCTCTGTTGATATAGGGACGACCACGTATAAGAGCCAGCACTGATTTTCGTGGCTTCTAGATCAGTTGCTGTACCAAATCGCCAAGGCCATAGAGACTCCCCAACTTTTCTTGGATCCTCAGGCTCTAATGGATCCTCTGCGATCATAGGAAACTTTAGGATAGTCCATTGTTCAGCTGCTGGATTTGAAGCTGCTAAAGATAAGAGACGACCAACTAAGTCATCGGAATGCCAACGAGTCAACGTAATTAATATCCGGGCATCTAAATTAAGACGTCGTGTATAAAAATCGTTGATATACCAATTGTACGTGGTATTCCTAATGGTTTCGGATTCTGCGTCATGTCGTCCTCGCATGGGATCATCTATGATACCGTAGTAGAATCTCTTACCTGTAATAGACCCACCAACACCAGCGCACTTATAGTAACCTTTATGACCTATTATTTCGAAGACATCTCGATTTCTAGCAGCTGACGACCCAACTAAACTATTTCGGCTATTTCTACCTGATAAGACAGAGTCTGGAAATATTTCACGGTAGCGTTCGCTATCCATGATGCGCTGTACGTCAATATTCATATCGGATGCTAGAGAAGCTGCATATGACGTAGCCATAATACCAACGTCAGGATTATGTCCAAATATCCAAGCTGGTAATCTACGGGATACTAGTTCGCTCTTTCCGCTACCTGGCGGCATGAAAATCATGAGACGTTTTAAGTCGCCAAATGCCCAGCGTTCAAGATATTTGCATATAATTTCGTGATGCCAGTTCACGTTGTAGGTCGGTTCGGTGTACTTAGTAAAGTACAGTAACGACCGCCTAGCTAATTCCTGTTGGATCTTTGCTGGTTCGAACTTTTTCGAATATTCCGTCAATTGTTTTGAGTTCATCTATGCTCAACTTGCTATAGTCTATCTTAACTTCTAGGGGGGCTTCCTTGTCTCCAGAAATGGTATTGTGATCGCTTTGCTTGAGATACTGTTTACCTAGCCAAATGCACATCGTTACGTTACCGCTATTGGCTATTTCCCATTGCTTGTGGCGTAGACTGGTCTTACCGACTTCGTAGCCATCTTCCAGAGCTTGCTGTAGCAATTCATCTTTGCCTTTGCGTGCTGACAACCAACTATAGTCGGCATCTATAGTGGCCGCTATTTCTTTTTCAGTACATTGCAAGGAAGCAAGTCTTTTAATAAGTTCGTAATCTAATTCTCGTGTTTTTCTTCCCATATTTGGGTTACCTCGTTTAGCCAAAATGTATTTATAATCGTAAGTTAATGGAGTATTATGAAAGAATTGAAGTTAGGACCAGATGGCATACTACCAATCATGGAAATTGACTTGGAAAACAAGCCAATAATATTATATTATACATATAGTAAGGAAGTATTTATGTTAATAAGATTGCATAAGGGTGGTTTCTTCCGTAGCGAAAGAACAAACGATATTTATTATGCTGATGAAAATATATATCAAGTAATTACTAAATGTTTGCAATCAAGATATCGATTCGCTTTATCAAACGTCATTCAATTTGATTCACTTCAAGAATTTGATGAATTTTGCCATAATCAAATAAAGGCATAGCAAGTATTTTACGTTATGGAGGTGTAACATATGAAAATAATGATTCCAAAGACGCGACAAAACTTCGAGTTGTCAGAAAACACTGTCAGTATAACGAAAATTGATACAAAAAAAATAATAGTATTGTCTGGATTGTATACATCCGCACTGGGCTTATTAACAAAAATACCAAATGGGCATTGGACTCTAATCGACATGCTACAAGCAAACAACTTTTGGGATATTACATCAGATAACCCTATCGATGTATTTAATTGTTTTAGTGATCCTGACTGGCAAATCTTACAATTTGAAGACCGCTATGAATTTATGACTTGGCTAAAACATAATATGCCAACTATACACAATTAACAAGTCCTAGATCTTTCTTCAACTTTTCTTTATGTTGTATTTGTTCTAATGTCATATTATCTTTTTCCAAAATCGTCGGTACATGTAACTGAGTCAAATCTCTAATGGTTCGAGTAGGAAGTTCACGGTCAAACTTCTCAATGTTCATTAGGATGTTTCCGAGACCATTACTCTTGCAAATTTCGCAATACGTGGTATTGTCTTTAAAAAGTTTTTGAATGTTTCTCGAATTTACAAGACCATGCACCGGAATAGACTTTTTGGTCCTACAATTAGGACACACTAAAATAAGTTTCATGACGAATTACCTACAAAAAGCCGTATATCGGGTTCTCGCCATGCTGTAATAAGAACTCCAACATCAAACGGATGACAATACGTTTTAATTTTTTTTAATAAACTATACGCTTTTTCATATCCTCGAATGCCTTCGCCTGAAACGCTACATTTTATATATCCGATCGTAGCTCCTTTTTCAAATTCAATACTATCAATGTTTTGATTGTTTTGTATAATATCGTATATAGTATATAAATTATCCAATAATTGAATGTGAGTATGTACTACATATCGTTCAATTGGCGCCATATCAAACCCTAAACGAAATCTGGTAACCACGTCCAGGCACCCTATGCTTACTGAAGTCCTTTACGGTCGGACCAGTACTCAACGTATATAGACCGGGATCAAGTAAGCCTTCCCAGGTAAATGATCGATTACCATGTTGACTTCTGGTGTCTAGATAAGGTTCATTTTCTTTGTATAGTGTCCAATCTTTTTGACCACCAGACGCAAACATCCGGTACGTGTGGTCACTGATACCGCCCAGTAATTTGGAAATCTTGATAGTGCCGGATTCTGTTCTACTTACAGTCAGGTCCTCGAATTTCAATATTACTTGTTCGGTAAGTTGGGGTTGCTCTTGTACTAATTCTATTCCTTCTTGTACTTCATCTTCCATTCTTTTTCTTGACATAGTATTTTACTCTCCTACTCTGTTTCTATTAGCCATTCGAGTTTAACGATATCTCTTATGTTTCCTGGCTGTACATTAGAAAATAATTCTACTTGTAATTGTAGTATATTTGATGATATCCGTATGGGATCGAAGCCTAAATTCATAGGATTTTCTCTAGTAAAGTGCGAAAACTTTCTACTGTATTTCATTGGGTTTCCAGTAAGTCCTATTATTCCAGTTGATTGTTCGTAGTTTTTGCGTGGCACACCAGACGATGTCTTACCGTCAAGTAGTATAGTTGGATAATCGTTAACTAGTATATTAAATCCCGGAATTTGAGATAATTGTGTTGGATAGCATTTTATTGTTACTATTTTTTCATTATTAATACTATCGGTATGTAAACATAGTACAATATTTTTAGTATACGAATAATTTGGTTCTTCTTGTAGAGTTGGTATTACGCAATATGCTGACTGTAATGGATAAGAAGAATCCATGGTACAATACATAAAGTTTCCATTACATATATTTGTTTCAGTACCTGGATACGGTCCATTGATTTCCATAAGATCAAAAGAATTGTATAGTCCTGGATAACTACGTAATTCCGATAAAATATAATTAGTCATATATATAATCATCGTCCAAAATATACGATATACCTGTACTGTCCAGATAATTATAGTAACTGTCCAACAGGTAACTTAGTGGATCAGTTGACATATGGTAACAGCAGTCCTTGTCGCAAAAATCATAAGGGAAATCTCCTGTAAATAGACCATACCGAGCATACTCTTTTGTTACTTCACGAAGTTCGCGTTTCCAGTCTTGCCGTCGTCTACTTCTCAGCCGCCAATCTTTCCAGCCGCGCATTCGACCCCACTGTTGCCAGGGATGATAGTCTCCAGCCATATACTTGAAAAGATTTTGCTCCGATATCTTATTAGATGTAATCCAACCTTTGTAGCCAGGACCTAACCTTAGGGGATGCTTATTGTAAGCTCGAATAGTTTTGGTCACAATAGATTACCTCAGTATTCTAACATAGTTTGTTAATTTTCGTTCTATAAATACTTTTTGGTTACGTTATTTCTGTTGTTCGGCTTCTCTCTTACATTTCGGACAAAGTTTTGATGTCCCATGTTCGGGTATTTTCGTACCGCACCGGATACATTTCCTGATTTTAATCAACTCCTCAAGTTTTCTCTATAAATTGTCGGTCTATTCTAGTCGTTCCACATTCTCGGCAAGTCACAACCGTAGAAACCGTATTCATAAATTTACCACTGTATGTTTCTTGCGTAATCTCTACGTTGGCTGTCCAACACGTATGACAACGGTCCTTACAGGTATCAATTAACGAGTGACCTAAGTTCCGTAAGGCTTTTTCTGCATTATCTCCAATGCCTTTTGCAACGGTCGGAATTTCAGCGATGCATTTGCCAAGATTCCAGTAGATTCTAATCTTTTCGTACACGCGGTATTACTTCCTGAGGTTATTGTAACAAAGTCCACAATATGATACAGTTTGTCCGTCATTGATATTATATGTCTGTAGCATTGCGCACTTACAATGACATAGTACTGGAACTTCTTTTCCAATGCTTAGGAACGGACAAATTGTTTCTCCGAAAATTATAATAGACATACTAAACTAGCCTAAACCGTATGTTTCGGTTTTATTAACCGATTTATATTATATTCGATATCAGAAACATGTATTCTCGGAACTTCTATGTCAAAATAAATTGATCCAGATTCGCCTTTCCAAGTACTTAACCATGTTCCGTACCGTGTTTTTAACAATTCATAATGTGCGAATACGTCAGGATCATCAGGTCGATAGTTAATACCGATAGTAACTATTCTATTGTCTTCTGGTGTAATTCTAAACCATCTAACAGACGGAAATCCACTACTTGGCTTAATTTTTCTATAGTTATGTGTGCCTGGAGCAATTATCATAATTAATATCTCCCGTTGGAATCGATTACGGTGATAACTCCGTCTTCAATGACAGCGTATCTATAACGGTCTGGCCCAAATCCGACCTTACAATATGGGTCGACTGTATGATAATTAGGATACTCTGTTCCAACGTATGCAAGCCAACTCGGAGGTGTATGTCCGACAACTTGCTTAAGTCCTGCTTTCGGAGCATACCATTTTGTAGGTCTGAACCAGAGAGGTGTTTGATCTCCCCACATTTCTTTAAGTGACATGCTATTTAGATAGTCAGAAATTTCTTTGACAGTTGTTATGTCTTCATTAAAGTAATTGTCGTAAAAGAATTGCGAAAGACCTGCGTGACTGATTAAAATATCGTCTTGCCAGGTTGATATACTAAATTTGCTGGTAATAGAATTTAATTTTTCGTAGACTTCGTTGTCGTAGGCCGTTATCGGCGATATCCGTTGGCTCAGTTTTGGTGCTAAGTCGTGATTTCCCCAAAGGAGTTCTATGTCATTTTCCAAAAGTGCATCCATGCATTCTAAAGGATGGAATCCGATGTCAAGAATATCTCCAGAAAATATTGCACGGTCCCATGACTTGGTGTGCTCTAGGACGTTTGTAATTAGGTCTGGACGCCCATGGCAATCACTGAAAATTATAGTCTTCATTAGTTCACTCCGTAATGCTAGCAATCAGAATCGAACTGATCTCCGAATGTTCTTGGAAGGCCAACTTGCTAGCTAAATAAAATAAAATTAAAGTAACTTTAGGTCTTTAAATAGTTTTTGGTTACTCTCGTTTTTAATAAAGCCAACGCAAGTCCTAGTACCGGCAGGAACTTCAGTTAGACCGGCGTCTCGAACATAGATAGAATCGGGTTGATTACATAAAAATTCAAAATAATCATGAGGAGCTTTCAGGACAACCGACCGACCAAGTACTTTACCTTCGCTTAGCATCATAGCGACGTGTGATACTTGGGCTGCTATCTTGCCTTTGGAAAGGCCCAAACTAGAGTCTATAACGTATATAAAAGTTTTGTTTAGATCTACTTCAAATCCGAATTGATTCATACTTAGCCTCCTATTAGTTTGTTCCTAGTTTGTTCTGAATCCATCTATCAAATTGTTGTGATAAATCTAACTGGACTCCATATATTATTATGAGAATAATAGTAAGCATAACACCAAATATAGTAATATTATTACTTACTATTTGATAAAGAATAAATAATATGGTTATAAATGGCATTATAGTTAAATACATGAACATGATACTTATTTCGAGTAATTCTCTCATGACCTTACTAGCCGATTTCGATATAATTGAGATTAATGACAGTATGATCACCTCTACTTTTACTTACTTGCTAACACTATTTATACCTATTGGATGAGATGCTCGGGATTTGAACCCGATTCAGTTTGCAACCTTTCCCATTCGGCATAGATCCACCCAAGATCGGCGGGGAATCGAACCTCTTAGCCACATCTCACGCCAATGTCCAGATTCGAACTGGAGACCCTTTCAGATAAAGCGCATTGATAATCTAGTAGTCGTGAAGGGATATTTTTCGGGGTCGCTAGATATCAATTATCTTACTCAGTGCCATTCCGCTTGACTACATTGGCAACGCCTAGAGGTAGAGTCGAACTACCCAACGTGCTACTCGACTTACATGGTAGGAATAATCCTATACTTCACGAATTACAGTCGCACACGCGAGCCATCTTCTAGGCAACTTAGCCGGTACGCCTTTCGACGTCCGGGTTACATACAATTCTAATCGCTTATCAACAACTATACGTTTTATAATATGTTTAATGCCTTTGATCACATTTGGCACTGAATGCCTGGTTCTATAGGGTTCGATCTCCGGCCACATTACGATACAATCCTGCAGGGATAACTATATGTCGTGCTAACAGCGTACTCGGACTGAATATGTCCTTATGGGTGTTGGCCGTATGGCCGCAAGGTTCCTGAATCACGACACCTACTACGAACCTTTATTCGGTTACGGCTAGGATTCCTTCATTAGCAATTGTACTACATAATGCCACGAGTACTTCTAACCGTAATTAAGTAAGCCGGATTCGAACCGGTCGTCTTTGTAAGACTTTCCCTCTGTCGGCTTCCTGCCCAATACCTAACGATGTTCTGAATTCATTTACGTCAGATATGCTAGTAGATTCTCATAAGCGGTCATCACTAAAGTTTGATCACTATATCCAATCCCTTTAACATATCTAGTCTTCTAGTCTTTGCCGCATCCGCCGCGCCACCAAACATATTCTAAGACGTTTGGAATCTTTACGTCGATTAACGACGCATGCTAGGTGCAGGATTTGAACCTGCGAACCCCTATGGGAAGAGATCTTAAGTCTCTCGCGTTTTCCTGACTTCGCTAACCTAGCTGGGCTCCGTTATACCCTACCCACCTCTAATAGCCTTTTGAGCTATCTTACCATTGGCACGGAGCTCACACCAAGGCCCGATACGATTTTAGATTACTTCTTCAAACTGAGGAACTTCATTGAAGTTGACATAATGAGTCGGATCTTTTTTCATTAATTCTGATGTAACTTTTTCAGCATTTTTCTGGGTTGTTGTTACTCCAATTACTTTCCAGTTACCTGAAACCAAGTCCACTTGCCATAATGCAAACATTATATCAACTCCGAATACTTATAGTTCTTTATTCGTATATAAAGGTTTTGGTAAGGGTTACTAATTCGTAACCCATCCCCAGACGCCATTCTTCCCGAGCTTGTAGATGTCATTCATATGGCTTGCAGGCAAATAAGTGATCACGCTAGCCATTGCAAGATCATCATTGTTCTTGAGGCCAAGCTCTCCGAGAGCAACTTGCTCCTTTGTTGGTACTACATAGTATGCCGTATGGATGCCGACGTTACCGCGATCATTCAATACCACATCGAATACAGTATCTCCGGTAGCTAGTTCAATAATACCTTCGTTCTTAAGTGTCTGTCCGAAGACATTAATGAACTTTAGGTTACCGACAACGGGCTGTCCGGGATTAGTGACAGTGACCTTGTCTCCCGTCGGGTCAATTATAGAGATATACGGAGCCCCTTTCCCGAATACATCGCTGTTGTAAGAGACTCCAGCAGACGCAATTCCGAGCACGATACCAAGGGCCATTACAAGCCCTGTCAACTGTCTAAGTTTTGTCATTTTTTATCCTCTCCAAGTTTTTCTTAACAATAACTAGTAGTTGCTATTCGTATTTAAAGGTTTTGGTTAGCAATAATAAATGAAATAAGTGCTACTATCCAAATATCGAATAACAGTCCTATGATAAATCCAGCATCTTTATGACCATACTTTTCACCTACTAAGTAAGTCATACTAGGCAATAGAAAAAACCCAAAAGCCAGTATTAAAAATCCTACTAATATAATTACTAGTATACCAGCAGAAATCGCAGCTTGTATTACACTATACAATGTTACTACCTCCATTCAATACATGTAAAGCAGCTTGATATTTATGCATCATTCTTTCCTGATCCAGTATTGGAAGACCTTGCATTCTAGCCGGAGACATATTATCCCGGATGTCAGCTAACTTTACAGCACGAGCATTCCCGGTTGGGTCTTCTAGGATACGTTGCCAATACTTCGGATTCGGTTCATTTCTTGGATGAGTAAGATATACTACACTTTCTGTTATTTCTCTACTTTCTGTGAGCCAAAATAAGTCTACTTTAGTTGCGTCTGTGTCTTCTAATACGTCGTGTAAGACAGCAATGCATCTCTGTTCTTCTGTTTCTAAAGATAAGTCAGACATTACTCGTAATGGATGTAAAATATAAGGCAAGCCGACTTTGTCTAACTGTCCGGAATGCTTTTGTATTACAAAAATTATGCAGCGGTCTAATAAGCTAAATTCCGACATCATTCACTCCTCAATGTCTCTTACCTTACTTATGATTTCATTGACCAAACAATCGTCTATTCCATCCACAGAATTAGTAAAATCATCTGCACGGAGATCTCTATTCAGGATATATAATATTTCGGCTTGAATGGTAGATTCGGTAATATTCCATGTAGCATTTCCAGGAAGAAATTGTGTTCCGAACTGATTACCCGCATCGTCTCTTGTGTTTGCATGGATAAATTCTTCCTTGAAATAAGATCCGTGATGTTCTTTCATCCAATCAAGTTGGTATCGAATTTTAAAAATCTTTTTAGTCATTTAATCACCTCAGTATCTTTATTGTTTGTAATGTATGTGCAGTTCAATATACGGACTCTTCTCTGGATCAGTAATTGATATTCTCCTGACGCATGTCGTAGTACCAGGACGTACTGTCATTTTCCGTATTTCCATTTTATCTGCAAGCTTACGCAATTCATCTGGCGTTGTTTTCCAGTTGATTATCGTTTCTACCCATCTGTTTATCATCAAGTAGTATAGCACGTACAAGAATAAATAGTTTTTGGTTAGAAATTTTACGAATATTATAAAAAAAGTATTGGTACCAAACTATTGCAATCGTCTTGGTACCGAAGTTGAATGTACTTTATAGACTGGTTTGATAGGTCGCGGAGTATTAGATTCTTCTCTAAATGCAATGCGCAAATAGATAGCAGTTTCGGGTTCCACGTAGTCTAACGCATCTGTTTCCGTGAATGTTTGATTACTTGATCCAGAAAGTCCAATTCCGCCACCAACTAAGTTACCTGCGTTTGCACAACAAGACACGTTACTAGAGAATAATCCTTTCCTGGAGACGTATCCTCCCGTTGCAGAATTATTGAATGTATGGTCGTCATAAGTAATAGTATAGTTATGTCCATCATCATAATAATTATCGTTTTCTGGATACACAATATTTGGATGATATGGCCAGGTCCACGATACATCAGAAACTTGTATTGACCGTACTTTATGATTACCAGGTTTCCAGACGACTTTAATCAAACCATTATCGTCGGAATTAGGATCCAGCCCTATTTGTTGTGCTTCAGAACTGCCATTACGGTAAGCAGTAAATTTTCCTGAGTCATGTATCGGATGTTCTAGAATGACCGTTTGTCCTGCAGGAACGTGATAAGTTCCGACATATTCGCCTTGAACGTAGACCTCGCAGTCCGAAGGAGTCCCACGACCATTATATTTATGCGCGTTATGTAAAGAAATTCTGAAATTCTGTCCGTGCGAGAGGACAACGTGCCCTTCGCTATTCTCTTCTTTTGCTTCGGGAATTGTTACCCGAAATCCATTTAGTTGCATTTTGTTTTCTCTCCATATCGAAAGCCTTTTTTGGCAATCGGAGTGTCCCTTATGGGACAACAATAAATACCTCCTAAAAAATAGTTGAAAGAGTTTTCTACTTCTTTGGTTTTGGCTCAGGTTTTGGTTTACATTTACCCACGCTAGTTACCTCCTATTTTGAACGGCTTGTTCTGACCTTTGTTCATACCGAACAGTAATTCGCGAATAGCCATTAAATGTAGTGCATCGGTACCAAATTTGTCTCGCCATGCTTCACGACTAAGTTTACCGCCGGTAGGGGTGGCAAACGTGAAGCCTTTCCGGTGTTGCTTGAGGACCGCTTTATAAGAATTTGCATTAATCACAACGTCAATGATATCCATGGTGTTCTTATCATATTCAGATACTTTGACTTGTCTCGTGCCTTCTTCACTTTCGGCGTCTAGGATAACAACAGCTTTCACAAGTTTCCAGGCATAAATACCAGGCATTCCGCTCAAACCAACTGGTAGGTCATCTCCTTCTCCGGACCACGGTACACATTCTAACCAATTTTCTTCAATTGTAGCCATAGTTTGTATATCTCCATTATTTTTATAATAACGATAATGCATTCAATAATTGTAATTCTAGCTCCGGCTTATTCTGTTCACGACATCGCGCTATAAGTCTATTAGCTAACTTAACAAGGTACGTTGGATTACTGTTAGTGTATTTTGCATTAGCAATCAAGTCAATTAGAGAAGTGACGCGAGTTTCCAGATCTAAACTAACGGTATGCTCGTAAGGCTTCTCAATAACAATATTTTTATACTCGCGGATGGGATTTAGTTCGGGAATCTCGTAAAGTTCGACCCAGAATCTTGCGTCGTCATCGAGTAAATTCTTGTCAATGAAACCTTGCAATGTTAAATAATTAAAAGAAGTCATATCATGGTTCACACTCCAAACCTAGTGTCATACAAAATTTACGTGCAAACAATAACAATTCAAATTCTTTTATCCAAAATCTACGATTTCCATTTGTTCTGGAATGACAAACATCACATAAAGGAACTAAATTATATATATTATTATTTTTTTTATTATAATCTATATGATGAACAGATAAGCATCTATTGTTTTTACTATTTGATTTATTGCATATAAAGCATTTGTGATCATATAAATCACGAATTGTTTCTTTCAGATATGAATTAAATTCATGACTATAAGGCTCAAAACTTTTACCGCCGTGCCAATTATGATTATCCGGACCAAATAAATGATATGCTTTATGACTTTTAGCTGATTTTAAAAGCTGTTCGGTAACAAACTTTCTGTATTCTGTATCGAGCCATCGTTCTTTAGTTAAGTCACTTAAATATTCTCGTCTTTTATCGTTGTCTTTCCAAGAACGTTTAACAGATTCACTGTGTTTTAATCTCACTTCTGGCTTAGATATTGCTGCTATGGTAGCACTTCTTTGTTTTTCACAATATTCTTTATTTTCATAACGAAGTTTTAGCATATCCGACATCCGTTTTATTCTCGGAATTATTCCAAATTTGTTAGCCCATGAAATGATAGTTCCTACTGAACAGTGAGCTTCTTTAGCTATATCAAGTTGTTTGATTGTTATATCATCGTATTTATATTGTAACCATTCTTTGTTTTTATACAACAATTCTTTTTTTGGTATTAGTTTATAACGTTGTCGGCCATTTGATATAGCAATATTTCTTTTTGGTATATCATAATAATCAACAAACCTCATTATCGTAGATACACAGCATTTTGCTATCGTACATAGTTGTTTTAATGTTAATATTGAATTTGAATAATAATCGATTAACCATTGCTTATCTTTAAAAAGAGGATAAGTATAATCTGACATATTTATATCTATCCGTATGAAACGTGACTTGAACTATCTGTACATACTTCTTGATTCGAAGATGTAGCTTTAGCAGCTTTTTCTCTAGCTTGAGCTTCTTGAGCAGTTTGAATTGCAAAGTCTATAGTAGCTTTCTTAATGTTATCAAAGGTTTCAAGATCAAGATCGTTTTCAAAATCGAAGATGCTAACGTCCTGGGACATTATAGTACCGCGAACAATTTTAGTCTTGCCACCAAGTTCTTCAGTCCATATAACATCTAGTCCTGCCATAGAATTGGGTTTGAAATTATCAACCCACCACATGTTACCACCGGCTTGAATCATATAGCGGCGTGGATTATCAAGAGGTTTTTCTCCAGTACATTCCGGACAGTCACAACTCTCTGTATTATCCGTATTATTAGACTCTTGCCAGGCTTCCAAGAAGTCATCAATGAATGCATCTAGACGTTCATCAAGAACAGAAAGCATATTGTCCTTAAAGGCATCTAGATCTTGCTGTGTTATAGCCTTCTGTCTCTTCGGTTTCTCTATTATTTTTTCATTAGTATCAGACATCGTATTCTCCTAAAGTTTCCTGACTTACATGAATTCATAATTATAATTTTCTTGATTTACTATAAGCACGTTGGTAGTATACGTCAACTGCACCATCGTCGCATTCAGATTGCTCGTTGAAGTAAGAATCTCGGATAGATCGTTTACCATTGGACTTATTAAATGACAAGTTGCGTTCGGATATTACCGATAGAGTATCGCATACTAAGTAACAGACCGTGCAAACAAGGTCGCCACGTTCGTCGCGTTTAAGTAAACCACCGCATTGGTCGCATAGGACGGGACTCTCTTTAGTCCAGTACTCGTTGCATCCAACCACGCTGCTATATTCTTCGCAACTTCGGCTAAACTTGGATAAAGAAGCTCGTTCTCGAATATAATTTTGCTTCTCTTGTTCCGAGTCGAACGTCACAATCTTTTTTTTATTAATCAAAATAAATAGTTTAGTATTTTTTACGTTACTGCTTTCATGACGGTCTTGTTGTATCTTAATATAACACGGCTTACAATACGTATGGAGCTTACTATCGGTATCATCACGGCTATATGAATTTTGGTTGCTTAGTAATGCTCCACACTGTTTGCAGACTGAAAACATCCGTTTTAACCAAATCTCTATGCAACGTTCCGTAGGTAAATTACTTTGAATGACAATTGGTTTCTTCACGTAGGATCATTTCCTGAAAAGAGTGGTATAACTAAGTTAATATAAATAGGTAATAAAAATGTTTAAGTATATAAAGGTTTTGGTTGGCAAAAAATAATTTAATAATATCTACTGAAGTCTATTGTCCATACTCCTGGATAATATTTTCCGCATACAATAAGACCACGTTCTTTGAACTCCTTATATGCATTATTGAGGAGTTCGATTTTATCGTTCCGATAGCATGTTTGATCGTGCGTATGTTGCATCCAAGTTTGGATGTCTAATTCGCAATGAGGCATTTCCATTATAACACCAAGATGTAATAAGTGTTATTAGAATAAATAGTTTTTGGTTATTTATTAAGATAAGTAACTATTTTTCATAATGAAGTCAAATAATATTTTTATTTCTCGTGTATCACCATCCTGTCCTATAATATCACAATTATGGCACTTATTTGGCTGTATTGAGTAGCCAAGTAAACGTTGCCACTTAGAGCAATACCATTCGCTGAGTGGATCGCAATACCGGACGTGTCGACATTTACCACACGGATTTAATGGCATAGCTTGCCCTCGCGAATCTTGGCTAAGGCTGCCTGCGCTGTTTGCCGTGGGTTTTCTGCACCTATTAATTCAAGTGCCTGAGTAATCTCTTCAACAAACGCTATTTCTAGTCGCTCTACATATCCTGCTTCTTGTGTCACTCGCAGGTTAAGCTCTTTAGCCGCTTGCTCGCGATAAGCATCCGCCCAATCGGTTTCGATTTCTTCCCATTCGGGATTATCATCGCCTGGTTCGGTCTGCTCCATCCAGAATATTGCTTCGGCTTTTGCCTCTATCGCGATCTTCTGCCATCTGGCAAGATTGCCTTCTGCTTTCCAGCATCTATCTCGGAGGAGCTTAATCTCGTCCGATGCATTTGCCAACATTACCAATAATTGTGATTGCGTTGGCATTGGTGTATTTGGAGATATCATATTGATAATTTCATTTTGTAGTCTATTATCAGAGCATTCACGTAATCTTATCATAATAGGGTTTGTTGTTTTACTCGAATATATACTTTTTGGTACGTATCCAACCAAAAACTATTTAACGTAATACATTAATAACCATAACGATGACTACCAGAAAACGTATAATACCACCAACTATAATAACAGAACGAATGTATAAGACCCGATCAGATTTGCATGGTCCAGAATGGTTCCGATGTGATTTATGTAGCCATAAATTCAAGATCGGAGAAACCATAACAGTTATTTATGGAGGAGGGCGCACTTTCCAAGACTTCTCCGGGGAAACTTTTGGTGTCGCTAATCCCTTCGTCTGCCAAACTTGTGATACTGGAAACGAATCAGAAATCCTTGATAAATGGGTCCAGATGCATAGAGAAGTATATGCAGGTAAATATTGGTCGTTTGTGAAAGGACAGATATAAAATATTTTTTATTTTTCTTCCACTACGTTTTTGAAAATTAAATCTTGATAATACCGCCATGCTTCATGGATTGTTGGAAATTCTATCCCATTAACAATAGTCGGACCTTCCTTGACTTTTGGATTCACTAACTCAAAATGCACTGTATCAAGTAATTGGCCATCCTTACCGATCAAGAATAATTTAGTTTTTCCATACCTGCGGATATGCTTAAGGTACCATAAGTACAAGGACACTATCCGTTGTTGGTATACTTGCATATAAGTAGCATAACCATCTGGATAATTTTTTTGCCAGTATTCATCGAACTGAGGTATTTCTGTCATAGACTTCCTTGATGATTTTAAAATTCTGTTTTATTGATTGTATGCATAACTTCTCTTGGTCGTAATACCCATTAAATGAATTAATGTAATACGCTCTATACTTACTTACTTCGGGATAATCTAACTTTCTTTTTCCTGGCCAATTACCTCATAGGAAATTTCTGTCAGTTAGATCACCGCCTTTCTTTTTTTAACCTCAATTATTTGTTAAATGAAATTTAATTGACCCTTCAAGTAAGTCCAGAGTATTTCTTTATCAGGGAAGCCTACCCAATAATATCTATAATGGGTACATAAATTTTCCCAGCCATGCACTCCATTTTGTGTCCATCCCCAGAATGGTGATAAATAATGACCGGCATACCGACGCAAGTCAATAAACTCATCTAATATTTTTTTGTTCCGATCACATTTCAGTCCAAAAAGTATATGATTAGGATATGGAAATCCTGGAGCACTATCAGTATCGCTAACGTATGCTATAACACCGGGATGACTGTCCAGGATTGTCAACTTCTGATAATCCTTTGGATGACCAAAACTTGGTAATACAGTATAAGTCATGGCTACACCGAACTGTATAAAATTACTCCAAGACTATTTAATTCATCTAAGCTCCAAGTACAGTATGGTATAGTAGCATTCTTTGCTACTCTAAACTTTCCGGCTAATGCTTGGTCAGTGAAACACGATAAGTTTCTCATTTTTGATAACGAAACCATTATAAAGTTATTTTTATTATCAACGATAAATTTAATTGTATTACTGATGCCAGCTTCATCGAGTTCGTGTACGCCCAACGTTAGACCGATATCCTGACCTATGATACCATTACGTCGGGATGGATGTCCATACTCTCGATGACCCTGGATTGTAAATTTGCGTCCATCTCTTTCTAAGTAGAAAGACGTACCAAAACGTTCATTAAGTTTTTCGATCGTTTCATAGAATGATATCGCATTGTCGCTTCGTCCAATTTTTTCAAAAATATTTTTTTTATTTCGATTTTTATTAACATTTTTTAATAATATATCTAATGAAGGCATTGACATTTAATTCACCTCAATTATTTTGCCGATTATAGTACGATCACTGTAGCTTTCAAAGATATCTTGCCAGATTTCTTTATTAGAATCATTCCAAGAACTGAAGAAAGCATCTGGAAAAATTTCGCATACATCACTTGTTAATGTTTCCATATCATCATATAATTCTTCAATATCTCCAATCTGCAACTTAAACATAATATCCCTCCAAAAAAGTTTATAGTCCAGAATCCATCTTGAATGGTAATCCGTCTTCTTGTACTATGGCATAGCGACTAGCTACATTCATTAGCATAGTAAGATCTTTTCCATGATTGATTAGATCTGATCTAATATCTTTCAACTGATTATCTGGAACCTTTCCTTGCAAGGAACTTGTAATCTTTCCGATTATAGCAAAGCGATTATGCTTTAATCCTGCGACTTCTACGATCGATCTGTCAGAAAGAACTTCTGCTGCATATATAGCAGGTCTGGACATAACTACTTTGGGCTTGGTAACCTTAATCGTTTCTTGCTTGACTTGTACTTCAATTTCTACTGGTTGAGTATTTTCAATTGTAACCAGTTGCTTTGATACAACCGTTTCCTTATGAAGTTTTCGTAGTAACTCTTTCTTATAATCTTTGACCACCATCACATTCCACTCAGCATCAGATGGAAGGTCTTCATCTGCATGCAGGATCGTTATTCCATTCCGACCATTTGCTTTGGTAGCTTTGATAAAGATTACAGGCTTCTTGCAGCTCGGGCAATGATCGAGATCATAGATTGCTCCAGCCCTGTTAAGGTTCTTCGTTTCTGGCATTTGGTAGACAACTTCCGATCCATTCAATTCTGGATACTTATTCCAAAGCTTTCTGATTGCGACTTCCGGAGTTGTTCCAGAAAATTCATTTCCATCTTCTTCAGTCTTTCTGGCGTAAAAAACCCATCCAATGTGTGTTAATGTACTATTCATCTTTCTTCACCTCAACTTTTCACTAACTAGTATAGTATAACTGATTGTATATAGGTTTTTTGGTCGACTGAAAAATTGAATGAATGAAATTACTTGGTATAATTTATTGGATCAATCATATTATTTATCTTAAATGCCTCCAATCGTTCTATGCACGTAGGACAGGTACCACAAGACTGTTCACCAGCGTTGTAACAAGATCGTGTAAACTGATATGGTACGCCCAATTTAATTCCTGTCCTAACTATGTCAGACTTTTTCATACTAATATATGGTGCTTCAATTTCAACTGGATGCCATAGAGTTGAAAAAACTACCGTTTTTTGAAGTGACTCTAAAAACTCTGGACGGCAGTCTGGATAGATGGAAAAGTCACCTGCATGAGCCGCATACATTACTTTTGAAAGGCCTCTTGACGCTGCAATACCTACGGCCACAGACATTAAAATCATATTACGATTTGGTACAACTGTAATCTTTGCGATATCTTCTGTATAATGACAGTTTGGTACGGAAATATCAGGATTGGTAAGAGCACTAGAATTAATATGTGCAAAGATTGGTTTGACATTAATGACGTCATGTTTTACAGTAGTATTATGTTCCGCAAGATATTCAATCATCAAAATCGCAGATGAAATCTCCGCAGAATGCCGTTGACCGTAATCAAATGTTATTGCTTCAACATAATTTCCTTGATTCAGCAGGTCAAAAAGTAAAGTAGCTGAATCCATTCCGCCCGAATAGATAAGCAAAATTTTATTCATTATATTCCCTCATTTACCTAGCATCATTTGAAATTCATTTCGTGTTTCTTGTTCTTCAAATACACCGCATAATGAACTCGTTATAGTTCTTGCATCAGGCATCTCAACTCCTCTGGCACCCATGCATAAATGATAACCTGATACTTGAACTATTGCACCTTTGCATCCCATTTTTTTAAATACTTCAATAATATCATGTGTATACTGTTCTTGCAATTTAGGAGCTTTTGCGAGCAACTTTACAATCCTTGTTAGTTTTGATATTCCTAGCATTGTTTTGTCAGGTACATATCCAATATTTACTTTATATTCAACAGGTAACAAATGATGAGGACACATAGAATAACATCTAATATCTCGTTGAACTATCATACCATCATATTCAGATGGAAATGATGTAGATATTATAGAATTAATGTCGTCTTCACATTTTATACCACAGCACATTTCATAATATGCTCTAGAAACTCTTTTTGGAGTATCTTTAAAATTGACGTCTGATAAATCTAGTCCAAATTCATCTTTAAGACCTTTTAATATGTAATGGACACCTTTTTCAATACTTGAAATACCTATAAACTTTCCGCGTTTTAGTTCATTATGTATTCGTCCATGACACGGTTTGCATAATACCATTAAATTTGATATATCATGATTTCCTAATTCAGATTGAATATTATTATAATCTATGTGATGAACAATAAGTTTTTCAGTAGACCCACATCGCATACATTCTTCGCCATAATACTCTAATGCCCTGTCTCTGTAATTAGATCCTCCATGAATAGTATGTTGTTCTCGTAGAAGTTGTTTTTGTTCTTCAGTATGATCATAACCACATTTTTCTTGTCTTATCGCAATTTGAACTATATCTTTCATTTGTTCTGTCGTCTTTTCTGATCGATCCTTTTTGAGTTCAATAGCTTTTTTTATTCCGTGTATCTCTTCATATGTTTTTCCAACTCTGTTTCGTTGTCTCCAAGTAGATATCAATGGATCTTCAATGACGGAACCAACATATTTTTCTTTGTATTCATCAATAGTCATGTGATGATTATACCACAGATGAGTATTTGTTAATCTCCACATTTCTCGATTACATTCTTTACATTTTATTTTTTTAGCTTCCACAGGAAAGTCTTCAAACTCTGTTAGCTTCATAATATCAATCCTAGTATTAGAAATATCATTAATACAATAAATACGACTATTAGAAATTTAAAAAATTTTAATTCATCACTACTAAATCCTTTCATATATTACTAATACCACTCCTCTGCAGAATTATCAGCAGACTCTTTTACGACCACATGCAAATAGTCATCATCTTTTAAGTTTGCTAGCAAAACAATGTCTGATATTATTTTTCTAACAATATTTTCAGCAGTTGGATTACCTGGCATAGTTGTTACATCTAGATCTAATCCAATAAGCAACGGTACTAATGGATCATTTTCATTGAGTATCGCACGATGATCAAATGTTGATTTAATATAATTTTTAATTGTTCTATAATCAAGTAGCATACCACATTGATCAAAATTGCGTTTAGATTCTAACTCAATGAGAACGCCCCAAAAATGTCCATGTAGATTCCTACATGATCCTTCATATCCAAGCAGTCTATGAGATGCATCAAAGCCCGTATTTTGAGTAATTTTAGTCATAATATTTCCTTAGATATCTATTATTGTTTTTATGCCGCCTCTGATAGCAGTGTCCAGATTTAATGTTAAATTACTGGGCTTAACAGATTCGCGAAACTCCTTTTCAATTTTACTAGCCAGATGTTCGTGACTGATTGGCAAGTCTTTATAAGCGAGCAAATAGAATTTAAAACTCTTCAATTCTGGAATGAAGTTATCCGGAGTGAATTCTACTGTTAACGTATATAAATCTTGAATGCCAGTCATTGGACATAAGGCAGTAAGTTCCGGATAGATGTATTTAACTGTCGCTAACTTTGTTCCAACATATGGAACTGATATAATCAGTGGCATTACACAATTATATCCTTGTTCTATGCGTTCTTTTAATTCTTCTTCAGTCATATCTTCTATTTTTGCGGTAAAATCCCATGTTGTCATATTATATTCTCCTTTGTTTAGTATTTAAATGTTTTGGTTAAATTTATTTATAAAATTGCTGATAGATTACGCGACACTGATTGATTGCCACGAAGCATACAAAGAGGTTTATATTTTTCATACACATATTCTGAATTGTATTTTTCATAGTCTAAAAACATATTATTAATATTTTTTACTAATTGCAATTCATTTACGGATAATGCGTATTCTTCAAGGAAATCATTGTCAGATACGATGGTATTCACATATTTATTGGTCTCGATATATTGATATAAGTTATGTAATGAAATCAACAGTGGTGCCATGTCATCTGTTTGAATGTATAATTCTTCTATTGTTGTGTTACGACAGACAGGACAATTACAAGGTATATTATTAATTTTGCGTGGTTTTTCGCGTCCCATATTCCATTGGTATCGTATGTTGTTCGGTAACATGAATTTTCGGAATCTCGAACCAACATTATACGATGACGAATCAAATGTTATAGCGGTATCAAAATAGTTACTTAACATTGCAAGACTTATCATGTTTTGAAGTCCTGACATGCCAAAAAAGTGGCAGAAACCATTAAGGTTCAAAGCATCTTTTTCATTTAAATACATATATCCAATTATTTGTAGATAAATATTCGTTGCTGGATCTATGCCGATTGCCCAGCCATCAAAATTAAATTTCTTTACTGCATTATACCAAGTATTTATTTCTTCATATGATTTTCCGTGCAATACATTATATAACTTGAAATTATAATTAACTCGATTTTTTTCAAATAGCGCAAAATTTTCTATTGATCGCTTCAATGGATCTTTAAAAGTATTCCAAGGTGGTACATCTAAGTTCATTCCTATGTCCGAATTATTTTCAATCCATCTTAAAACCTGCATTGGAGTTATGTCAACGTTTTTTCCTGCTCGTGAAAACGACTCCATTTGGTATCCACCAGAATCTGCAATGAATACAGCGTCATCAGGATAGGTAGATCTATGATCATTGTCATTTTGTGTAATACGATAATACGCCGTAGCTAACATATAGCGATACTTAAAGAAGGATTGCTCTGTAAAAAACTTCAAGTCAAAATTTTTATATCTATGATTTCTTTTCCAATAGGAAATGAATTGCTCTCCTATAGCAGGAATATAATTTGCTTGTTTTTCTAGATACATAATACTCCTAATTATTTTTTACCAAGACTATTATAAGGTTGATGAGGATATAATGGACAATTAATATTATTGCAGTCTCTAAGTCCGTCTGTATATAAGCCCATGCAATCCGCACAATAAGCTAATATAGCATTCTTTCTTGACAACGGTACAAAGTCTTTTCTATATTCTTGTAATTCTTTAACACCAATAGCCATAAATATTGATATGATTTAGTAGTATTTAAAGGTTTTGGTCAGATATTACTTTATTCCTGACAGATTTTTGAACCTCTTTTGATCTACTTTTTCAATGAAAAGCATTGTATATTTATTGTAGACATATTCAAGACCGTGAGTAGAATAATCTGACAATATTGATAAGGTATTATTTACGATATTATAATCCTTTCTTGCTATTGTATGTGCATAAAGTGTTAAATTTTTTATGTCATCTGCAAGACAATTAATAATACGATTTTCTTCTATGGTGCAATATAAATTATGTAATGATATAATTGCACCAGATTTTCCTGTATCTTCATAGATATCTGATATGTTTATTTTCTGACAGACTGAACAGTCACATAACATGCTTGATAAATAATGTTCATTATTTTTGGAACCTAATAAATAATGCGTTCCGACATTTCCTGGCATGAAGAACTTTCGTGCAGTACATCCCAAATTAAAGCTAGATGCATCGAATCCTAATGGCATATCTAAGATGCGAGACACTAATGCTGTCATTATCATATAGAAGTAGGTATGCGAGTAGTTGCAAGTATACATTGCTAGCAGGTTCAACACCGATTGCACAGCCATCAAAGTCAAAATCTTTAACAGCATCATACCAAGTAATTAGTTCTTTGAAGGTTCCTCCATGCAAGACATTGCATAGCATCATATCATAATTTTGTCGTGCATTTTCAAAACAACAAAAATTTTCAATACTTCCAGACAGCGAATCATGAAAATTCCCAAATAACGGTACATCTAAGTTCATTCCTATGTCAACATTATTTTACATCCAGCGCAAGATACTAACTGGTTCAATATGAACAGGTTTGCCTTTCTTACCATACGACATAATTTGGAAGCCACCACTGTCACCGATTAGTATGTGATTATCATCTCTTGGAAACGTGTGACATAATCGGTAATCAGCATTTTTTATATTATTGAAAGCATTGGTAAGCATAAAAGGATAATGGAAAAAAGACTTTCCTTCTTTGAACCATTTAAAAGAATATGAATTTATATCTTGCTTCCAGTATGTACCTTCGAATTGAGGACCAGCTGCTGGAAAGTAAGTTGAACGACCTGATGGCAATTTAATCATAAATAATATCCTTAAAAGTCTAATAGCGTTTTTTTTGGCTTGACTATTGCTTTAGTAGATTTTACTGGTATGACTATTTTCGGTTCTTTGATACCGAGGAGTTTATAATCCTTATTTTCGCAGCCCAAAGAATTGGCTACTTCCAGCCAGTTAATGTATGGTAGATTGGAAATGTTTCTATTAAATTCTTGTTCGCTCCAGGAGTAGTACTTTTTGGCTAGTATTTTTTTGAGTTCGAATACCTTATCCTCTTTAATTTTAATGCTCTTTGGGTACTTTATGTAAGGATTTTTGTCCCTAAGACCTAGGTAAAGTAGACCTTTTACGATGTTAGTATCCACGCTAAACACGTATTGATTGACTGTATTACACCATGCTAAATCTATTTGACTACCACTACACCATCTTAAAAGTGGGAAAATTTTATTATTATCCACCTTCGATAAATTCCCAGCTTTAAGATTCTTAAAAGAATCTAACATAATTTAACCAGCATAGATTCGATTATAATCTGTGGCCACGACCCTGCTTTAAGACCTTTGTAGGCCTTACATATCTCTAGGATAACAAGTTTTTTATATTCCAAGGATTTATCGCTAGTGAATATGACTTCGTATAAGTCTTTTAAGAACTGTTCATTGTCAGGATTAGCATCTAGATAAAGCTGCCTAGACGAGTTAAAATCCTTTTTCTTAACACATTCAAAAATACTTTTAGCTAAATTGATTTCATTACTAAGTTTTGATATAAAGACTCCGCTTTTTAGTTCTTCAATTTTATTAATAGCTGACCTCATATCAGATCCAGTTTGATCCACAATTTTATTTAACGCATCTAACTCATATGGAATACCTTCACTATCGCATATGTATTTAAGACGTTCTATAATAACAGGTTTAGGTATGTTATCAAATTTAACTAAGATACATCTTGACTGAAGTGGCTCAATAATACGGGAAATGTAATTTGCTGTCATTATAAAACGCGTACTATAACTATATGTTTCCATGGTATTGCGTAGAGCCGTTTGTGCGTCGGAGGTCAAATGGTCTGCTTCATCGAGGAAAACTATCTTAATGTTTTTATTGGTACTTTGAGTTGATGCAAAGTCGCTAATTTTTTGACGTACAATCTCAATTCCTCTTTCTGAACTAGCATTAAGCGTAATGCTATCAGCATTTAGCATTTTAATAATAGCACGAGCTGTTGTGGTTTTACCGGTTCCGGCTCCTCCATGCAACAAGAGATGTGGCATGTCTTCCCCGATCTCAAAAGTAGGCTTAAATCCGACAACATCTTCTAATTTTTGTGGTCTATATTTTTCTACGAGCAATGGCAGTTATATTCCTCCTTAAAAAGATTTATGAAGATGTTTCGCTATCTTCTTTTGGTTTTGACATCGGGGCAACAACCCATTTGAATGTACTATCGATACTAGATACGGTTATCAAAAGTGGGTAGTCTTCATTGAAGGTTATAATAGCCTTGCCGTCTATGACAGCAATGAACTCTAACATTACGGACGCATACATGGTGCGAGCTACTTCTTTGTAGTCTACTTTTGTATGTGAAATAAGTTGGTCGAATTCATCTTCGCCCGCAGTTAAGTAGAATTCTCCGCCTTTGACTTCTGCAAAGATATGTTTGAAACCCAAGTTACTTGCATTCTTTTTAGCGGAATCCAAGATCTTGGTGTCCACTTCAAAACCGGCGTCATGCTGTTCAAAGATTGGAAAATTATTAAGGTTGCATTCCAAGAACTTTTCTTCAGCTAATTTGAATCGGCCATCATTATCCAAGGATTTTATAATTAGATTGTTATCGATTACGTCAAGTTCTATGGTACCAGTTACACTTTTTAAAAATGTTAGCAACTTAGTCATGTTTTTGACAGGTGCTACCATTTGTTTATAGTCGATGAAGCCCGCAGTTGTTTTAAGTAGACCGGTAGCAAATCCTGTGTTGCTTATGTCTTTTACGGTTACGGTCAAACCGTCTGGTCCAAATTTCAATAGGGCGTCTGTCATGCCACCATTTATTGTGACTTTCGATAGAAACAATGCAAGAGTTTTAGAATTTATTTTTATATTAACACTTCCTTTAAATTATCTTTACCTAAAAAGTTATTATAATCGTTAATTTAGTAGTATAAAAAGGTTTTGGTAAAAAATTATTTCCCTAGATTTCTTATATGAAGTCTATCCGAAAAGTTGCAATTTAATCTCAGAGCAGTCTTCCAGGTATTGGGTCCGCTGATACTTAGTTCGTGCGGGGTGGCTCCACCTGGCATAACGAAGATCTTTCCGACGTCTAGATTAAATTCTTTAATTAAGGACTTCAGTGTCGCTTCGCTGTACATCCATGGAGCTGTTCCTATTACGAATTTAAATACGCAATTATCAACGGCTTTCCAGTTGTTAAAGAAGTCACGTTTTTGTTGCAAGCTCTTAAACCAATCCTGCTTCGGACTGACCATAATGAAACGGAAATACTTGATATATTCGGAGTCTAACTGAATAGTACCATTGGTTTCCAGATCTATTTTTTTATCCTTTAGGTTATTCAATACTTCTCCTAATTCCTCTTTTTGGAGTAACGGCTCTCCACCGGTAATAATAATTTGAGTATTGCTCGTATGTCTACCTAGGTGCTCTCGAATCCGTTGAAGTAGATCCATCGTAGTTATTTCCTCTGTTTTCATTGCAGGAGTGTCGCACCTCTTGCATGCTAAATTGCACTGAGCAAGACGAACGAACAAAACCGGCCGGCCTTGCACTGGACCCTCACCCTGACAACTGTAGAACAGATCATAGATCTTCATAAAATAGTATAGTTGATTATAGTATTTAAAGCCTTTGGTCTAACAAAATAAACTAAAAAAGTCTATCTAACTCTAATAGTTTCCATGCGTTCTGTTATCTGGCACCTATTAAGCCAAGTTCGTCTCCTCCGTACATGAAAGCCTGCTAACCTCAGTTCCTGTACGACATGAGTCGGGATTCTGTCCCTGCGTCCTAATCCTAGAGCTAACATACTAAACTACCTCCCTTATATTAAGTACTACTGGACATTTTGACACCCGTATACCTTTGATCCAAGCTTCCTGTAAGTTAGTTGCCTCAATGTCAAAACTCTCAATCCTATCCTTACCTGTCTGTACTTCAACCCTAAATTTCTTATCTGTCATCTCACTACACCAAACTACTATACGTGGTTTGAGAATAAATAGTTTACGGTACGATCTAGACCAAAAAGAATATATAGTATACAATGGTACTAAGAAGTATGATAGCTCAATTAGTATGCATCGTACTATCAATGACTACCGCGATAAACGGTACTGGCAATGATACGTATTATCTATTGCATAATGATACAAATACGTCAACTAATCTAACTGGCTCATTTAGCCTGGAAATCAATCATATCATAGAAGGTATTCCGGATGTTATTCCGGCCTTGCAGCCAAGATTTCCGATGCCGGCTCCAAGTATGTGACCAAAAAGTATAAATTACGGTAGGAATAACTAATGAAATAGAGGTGGACAATGACTGGAAAACTTGTATTAGCATCTGAAAAAGATTTTGGGAAAAAGAAGAAAGAATTAATCAAGACCCCAGTAACTAAGGAACCGTCATTTATTACGTCAATGAAAGATAACTTAGCTAAAATCGGAATAGGTACTCCTGAAAGCAAGTGGCAAATACTACCATTACAAGATCCATATTTAGAGTCCAATACCTAGTACTGGTCTCCCGAACCATATGAGGTGTTACTGCATATTATTGATAAAATTGATATACGGTTTGATGAGTCACTACCAAACGTATATAAAAACATGGTTGATCATATCAATGCAGAAATCAAAGGATTTGATCAGCCGATATATGAAATCGGAAACATAACTACGATTGATGGCTATAGAGCCATAGGAATAGTTATAAACGAGAGAAAAGCTATTGGGTATTACTTACCAGGTCTAAACATATTTGTATTTGGAAATATCGCGTGGCATAATCACTATTCAGAAATTGTAATACCAGCTATCTGGCCACAGATACTGGGAAAATTACATATTTCTTAAATTTTTTGGAGGCTATCTCTTGAATTATAAACTCATTGAAAAACAAAAAGTTCAATTTACTACAAATCCGGCTATCAAGGCTATCACAAAAAGTGGTGTAACTTCCGTTCCTGCTCTGTCAGATAAAAACGTAGATAAACAAGATATTATGTATCGCATGATAATAGCAGTTAACCAGCTTGATGATATTGGTATATCGGATTATTTTGATCCAATCAATCGTACAGGATATCCAATGGAGTTTGATAAATTATATATCACGTTGGATCCAGAAAAGCCGCTGGTAATGCGAGTAATAGAAAAACTAAACATTGAAATTGAGCTGGATTTTGATCCAGACTCCGACAACTGGTACGACTCAGGAATGTTTGACATCTATATTCCGGATAGTCCCTTCTACCAAGTTGGCAAGATATTCGATATTAAAAATGGAGTATCTGCATGCGAAATTACTCTAAATGATGGTCCAGCCTTCGCATACTACATTTATAACAAGCAATCGTTGGTCGTTGGAAATTGGCTACACGACAAGGACTACATTGATGTGGTTGCAAGAAAAGTGTGGCCAAAATTATTAAATAAATTGTATTTAACGGATAAAAAATTTGCATGATTATGGAGGGAATTAATGCCCGGAAAACTTATATTAGCTTCAGAAAAGATAGTTACAAAATGTACTAATAGTCTAGCTAGAAAATGTTATCCAGAAAATATAACAACAGGTATGAAAATTTTTGGTGTTGGATACGGCAATGGTAGATGGCCCAAAATTGTCCCGATGATAGGAAAAATATTAATACTACCAAATACTTGGTATTACGTATCGAGGAGTTATAAAGAAGTGGTCAATTTAAATATCATAAGAGAAATTAATACTATGTTTGATGACTCTATATTATTGCGATATAAAAATAGCGATTATTATTGTTCGAATATAGATGTCATACCAACAAACGTAGATCCTACTGGAATAGATGCTATAAAAATTACAGTAAATAAATCTATTAATCCTATTGGATATTACTTACCTGAATATAACTCATTTATCTTTGGTCAGATTGGATGGCATACAAATTATTCTGAAATAGTAATACCAAATATTTGGCTACAAATTTTAGAGAAATTGTACTTATATAAATAGATTTATTCCCAAACGAATTCTGAATATTTGTCTAGGAAATCTTCGTAACCGATTTCTAATTCTTCTTTTGTGAAATATCTTACTACTGCTTTTTGTTCTGGATTACGGTCCAAAATTCCATCAAGGTAGATAAAGCAGACTTTCGGTTTACGGCGTAACATATGCCAGTAAACCGAGGCCTGGATCGGATGCGAATTATAATAAAGTCCCGTCTTAATATCGCATAATGTGTATTCTCCGTTGATGTTTGCAAGTAAATCTAATGTTCCTGCCACTAAAGGATTATTGCAGAACAACGCGGTTTCCACCGCAATAGGATCTATCCGTAAGTTAAGGTCATTCCACATCTTGATGTTACGATAGATACGTCCTATGATTTCGGGTCGTGGAACATTCCAGATGGATTCTGTAGGTAATGATAATAAATTCTTAGAATACCTCTTTAGGATGTGGTAATGAGTTATGGTCCCTATCGTGGCGCTGGGACTGCCTGAGAACTTCTTTTTTTCTTTACTTTGCGAAATTACAGTCGTAACAGATGGATACTTTATAGACTCATCTATCCTTCGGACATAAAATCTCCCAGACTTACCTTCTTGACGGTAGTATTTTGATTTATCTTTAATGATCATAAATATATCTCTGAATTGCTATCGTAGCCCACATTACGGTCGTAACTGATCCCATTATTGTTGATAACCAGAAGTCATTTGAGATGTAAACTAAAGTAATCACGGCCATAAATACGGTCGTGGGTACACTTGTCGTATATGTTATTTCGCAAATTTTATTTTTAAAGTTAAATAAAACTTGAGGTACAAGTGATAGTCCAAATGCAAACGAACATATCATTAAGAGGCTATCTGAATACGGTTGTATGAAATCTAGCATGACTATAGTCCTAATACTAACCTGGTATATAAACACTACCAATATTATTTATATCTATTAAGATATTATTATCTATAGCATATTCAATAATAATAATATCTTCTTCATATATCATTCGTAATTTTTCTTTGGGATATTTAATAACAAATTGATTTAATTTTTCTCTCGCTTTATCATTCAAATATCCTTTAACTTCTATCCAAAGATTATATTCAGGTAAATAAAAGTCAGGATGATAAGGACTAATACAATCTAATTCAAATGATTGTATTTCATATTCCCATAATATACCAAGTTTTGTTAATGCTATTGCAAATCTTGTTTCATACGTAGACTTAAGCCATACTTTTGATCCATCTTGTAAGTCAAAATATGAACCTTTACCTCTACCAGACTTAGGCGGAGATGGCTTGCCATACATATAATGATCTTTTCCAGTATTTAATCCGATATGAGAAAGTGATAACTTTCTTTTTGTTTCATCACTCATCGGCTTACCGTAATTTGGTGCATCTACACCACTACGACCATACATACCATTTAATTCGCCTTTATGAGTTTCAGATATTCGTTGCTTTGTTTCTTCTGTATGATGCCATCCTTTTTTGCCAGATTTTCCCTTACTAGATTCGGATATTTTTCTTTTATGTTCCTCTGTTTTCGGCTTGTGTAACTTAGCACGAACTTCTGGACGTTTTGCTGGATTAAGATCACCAGCATATTTTCCTATCATACGTTCCGACATTTTCTTTTTGTTCTCTTCAGACATATGTCTACCGTAATTCGGACTTAATTTTCCTCTCTTTCCGTACATCGGATTTTCGGGGCCAGACCTTCCATTATATTTTCTGATTGGTATAATACCATAACTTTTCATCCATCTACTTACTGTTGCGGGAGTGCAACCAATTTCATCTGCTATTTCATTAACATGTCTTTTGAGTACATTATTTTGTTCTTCTAACCAACTTTTATTATTATATTTTTTACTATATGGTTTATTTGTCATTATACCACTTTCTTTTATGCATACCAAGAATTCAAGACTCCTCTTATATTCATACATTCATATAAAATGAATAATATTGAATAAGGTATATTTTTTGCTTTTAAAAAACCTATTAACATATAGCCATTTGAACCGATCCATAGAAAAAAACCGAGCCCCCTCCAAGAAGCACTGATATCAGAAGAAAATGTTGCACCTAATACAGCAACTAACATCGTAAGATATTCTAATGGATGTAATTTAATATCATTATAGATATTAGTAATGTTATTATTCAATTAATCACGCTCCGTTTCAAAGGCAAATAAATCAGTTTGCACAAGTTCATCGTTACGGACCTTCTTAAAACACGTCGGACCATAGCCCAATGCCTGACTAGTAGGGTCCTTAAGGAGACGTCCACATCGTTTGCATTTCAAAAAAGTAGGCATGCTAAATTACTCTCTCATAAATATCATCAAACGACAATAAAAATCGTTCTAGATCTTCTGTGTTTGAAATACGGATTGGTACGTCCAAATGCCTATTATATGCATAATTAATTAAAGCTACTTGGGAATAATTATCAAAACATGGGTAGTCCTCCACGATATAATCGCCAGGCTTTAGCATCGCTAACTTTTCTTTAGGTCCACTAGTATAAATTACCTCATATGGTATTTTAATATGATTATTAAGCCATTTGTTGGTAAAAGGCATCCAACTTGGAAGTTGATTGGAAATAACTGTAATCTTGTCCATGTATTCGTTGACTATCTTGAGGTATTTTGTTTCCGGGCAATATAAACAGATTTCTGGATGTTCATTTACGATTTCGATTACGGTTTTGCCGTCTTTAGTAGCATCCCAATGGGTCGGTTCATAGCCTAGAATATAAGTACCAAATTCACGGAGTACACCGTCGAGATCAAAATACAACATTTATATACCTCCATTATAAACACAATCCGAAATTTCTAACCAGTAATTAATTAATAAATTAAACCAATACCATCTATTAGTATTTGCTTTAACATTACATGAAGTACATAATAAGACAAATCCCCATTCTTTGCCGTTGCAAATAGAATTTTTATTGTAATCTATATGATGGACACTATGATTTCTATTTTCCGGTTCTTTTGCTCCACATAAATAACAAGTATAACCAAATTTTTTTCTTATATGTAACCTAAAATCATTATTAAATAAAAAACAATATTTATGTTTTCGTGCTCCATTCTTCCAAGCACCGTTTTTCTCTCCTTTATTTGCATCGGAAATTTTCTTACGGGTTTCTAAACTAGTTTTATGTCCTTTCTGAGCTTTTGAAATTGCATCTTTAACGTATTGAGGTCTATGCTTGCCGTAATTAGGATTATTTTCCCCAGATTGGGCTTTCGACATACGTTGACGTGCTTCTAATGAAAATTTCTTACCTTTCCTAGCTAAAGACATCTTCATGCGAGTTTCTTTTGACGGATTTTTATTAGCTTCACTTATTTTTCTTTTTGCTTCGTCACTAAGTTTTCTCATACGAAGTTTTGCTATATATTCTTCACTGCGTATGATACGTTTCTTTGCCATTAAGGTATCCTCAAATAGAATTCATAAAATCCTATAAATCCAAATACTGATGCCGGCATATAAGTTCCATAATATATAAGAATTATACTAAGACAAAACATATTTAATATAAATATATAATCTATTATTTTATTAATTTTATCTATTTTATTTAACGACATATCATCAACTCTTAATCCACGGCATCATTTTTCTTGCAATCTCTTCGATTTTTTCTTCTGGCACTTCTTCCTTGGTACAGTAAGACCCTCCGCATTCCGTGCAACGTGAGTGTCCTACTACAGGATTATAGTGCCAGACGGTTTTCTTTTTGCAACTCAGACAAAAGCGTTCTGAGTCAGGTGGCTTTCCAATGGTTGATTCCTCCCTAGTTATTATCAAATGTTACCATAATTAATGATCCCCAGAATAATGCGCTGAATAATCCGACTCCGATGGATAATAAATCGTGTGTTATAATTCCCATGTATATGCAATATATGGTTACAAGAGATATTATAATAAAAGAACATATGCCTAAAAAGTAGAATATGATAATTCCAATATCTCCAGAGGTCACTTAACCATCTTCCATAGTTTCTTGATGCATTGAGACTGTTCTTGTTGCATCTCTTGCTGTAATTGCTTTCGGCTATTATATTCCAATATTAATTCAGGTAATCGTGATTTGCATTCTTGAATAGCTATTTTAACTTCCGGTAGATATTTAATTAAATCTTTTTCGTTTGGTATACAATATTGAGAATTATATTGAATTTCGATAACGCAGGCGTTGCAAAAATCTTTTCGGTAATCTAGCTTAATAGCATTTCCAGTAGACGGTATGGTATAAAATAATGGACCTACTTTATATAAGTAATTTAATTCTTCTTTAGTAAAGTTACTTGTCATAATTTTATCAATAATGTCATGAATATCTGGATTTCGTAATCTAAAACTAATTAATAGTTTATTTAGCATACTATCACCTATAATATTTTGTTAATTTTACTATATTTAAAGGTTTTGGTTGAAGGATTAACCAATAACCTCTTCATAACTTTCTTCGAAAATTGTTTTATCGCATGGATATAGTTCACCTTTAATACCTTCCATGAGATAATCTCCTGGTTTACCAGTCATAATACCTTCTAAAGTAACAACTTCAAATGATTCATCTATTTGAATTGCTCTTATTGGTATAGGTTTCTTAGTATAATATTTTGCAGTATTTATCATTTTAGTTATTTTAATAGTCATCTTTTATTATTCCTCCGTATTCGTTTGCGAATCGCCAGTCTAACTTTATGTTTATTGGATGTTTATTCTCATCTACTTGGTAACTAAGGATAAGGCCTGCTATGTCAACACTTCCAAATCTACTTACGGTAAATTCATCTGGTGCACAAAAACAACCGACTCCGATTACCATTGCATTCATGAAGTTTTGCAGGACAGAAATCCTGTGACAATGGCCAAATATCATTATAGGCGCACAACTTCCTTCAGACATCAATTGGAGTGTTCTGTTTTTCATACGTCGGTTACGACTCTCGCCTCTAGATTCACAGGAGCCTCCTCCATGATGCAAACAAATTTTAACTCCACCAGGACCTTCGATTACAGTACCTTGCTTAACATACGTTAGATCGGATCTCTTTTCAGACATTTCTTTTGCAAAATTATAACGTTCCTGATACTTTTGTAAGCTAACTTCGTGGTTACCATTAATGAGAATACTATTTTCAAATATAGGGTAATTATTCAAAAAATATTCTTCATACTCTGGTATGGAATGTAAGAATCGAGACTGTTCATGATTGGGTCGTGACATTAGTCCCTCAATGCTGTCTCCCATTCCGATTAAATATTTTATGTTTCTTTCTAGACAATCTTGTATAAATGAATTGAATATAGTTTTCTGTTGGTAGATTGATCCCCAGTGCATATCGGAAATTACAGCCACAGAATATCGAGGTAAATCGCTTTCTATATTATCGATTCGGGTGGTTTTTGGAGATGGTAGGCCGGCATTATACCAGGCTTGACACCATGTATATCTAGAAACTTTGACAAGTTTAGCAGCATCTGAAAAATTTTGGGTACGTGTATAAATTCTAATTAAATCCCACGACGTAAATTCTGAAAACGGCTTGTCTGGTCTCGGTAACAAAATGAAGATCACGTCCAGTTAAAAAAATATTATTTAGATGGAATAACTTCTTTAATACAATCCTTTCCCATGACTACGTTGACTAAGGACTTGACATTATATCCTTGATCTCGTAATCGTTTTGCAGCGCCATCTTTCTCAATGATTGTATACGAGCCAATTACATTAATGTTATTGGCTTTTAATACGTCAATGATTGCCTTTAGCGTGCCTCCTGTACTAACAACATCATCGATGATAATTACTTTATGTCCTGGCTTAAGGCTATTAATATACATTAAGGATTCGGAATATCCAGTGACTTGATGGATGGTTAGTTCTCCGGGTAAACCATATTGACGTTTTCGTGCTACAATACAAGGTATATCTAACATATCACTGGCTATGGTTGCAATTGGTAGAGCCATTGCTTCAGGCGCGATGATGTAATCTATATTAGACGGATTTATATCAATTTCTATGATATCACATAATCGGTTGGCGGTTTTAAAAAGTTTTTCTGGTTCTATTGGTAAGGCTCCGTCGGTAAATGGATGAACAAAATATGAGTATAATCCTTTTTTTATAATTGGCGAATTTTTAATCGATTCAACTAAAAAATTTAGTGACATAATCTCAGCTTCTCATAATTCTATCCGGAATAAAGTCGATAAACTTATTAACCACATTTTCCAAAATCATGATATCAGCAATACAATGAGTCACAATATAGTCCAATGCACTATTATCCCTATTCAATACAACATTATTCCATTCTATTAAGCCTAATTTTGTTTTATCAGGAGAAGCATCTGGATTAGATACCTGTAAGATCTGATTTATACGTTCTAATCGTCTAGTAGACGGATTTGTTACTCGTTTCACAGTAAAATATAAATCTAGTGATTTCGTCTTCTTTAACGGTTGGATTCCATGATAAAGTGCCCTGGTTCTTATAAACGGAATATCGAATCTATTTCCAAAATACGTTATCAGACCATCATAAGTAGTTAATTCTTCATTTAATTGTATTAGAATTTCTTTTTCTGCTTCCACTAGACTAGGATTGGATAAATTAATTCTAAAGACCTTTGGATCCTCTCTGGAGCCATACGTTCGTATAACGGCACATAGCATGATACCGAAATCCGACTTTAGGGACGTCGTTTCTATGTCCAGGACAGCTACCTTCATGGAATCAGGATTCAAAAATAAACCAGAACCCGCCGATTTAGTAACCTTCTTGTTCTTAGCGATTAACTTCGGAACGTTTGCCATAGTTACTGGTATCACTTCTTCGGATTTAATTCCTTCTAATTCTAATTTATTATTATAATATTTTTGGAAAGTAGACGATGCGCAATCTAGTTCACGTCCGCATGCTCTAAAAGATTTTCCAAGTGTATTATATAGTCTATTCATTTGGTCAAATGACCATTCAGATAATGGTTGTACGTCCTTTCTCATAATAAACCTCTTAAAAATAGTAAAATAATATAAAAAATTTGGTTTTATAAGTTAAAAATTATTTATTATTTCCAATATATCCTTGGGTTACGGCGATTTTCACCTCGACTGATGTTTGAAAGTCTGCTTTTTATTATATCAGAATGAGCCATACTGAATAATGCGGTTCTGACGGCACTATAAGCAGACCTATCTCTGATATCAATACCTAATTGTTCTGCACACCATTTAGAAGTACCAACTCGTTGGTTACTGGATAAGCAATCAGGTAGAATATTATATATTCTATTAATCATGGTGTCCGAGTGTCGTCTGCTAGTGGTTCGCGGTCGATGTGTAGGAATAGCGATATCTGGTGCAGAAGACTTTGCATATATATTTACCTTATGATACTTAATAGTACCTAATACTTCATTAATCTTTTCTACACGTCCTATTATATGCTTGACTTCTCCACAACTTTCTAATGCCTTCATTTCTTTCTCGAACGCATGAGAATTTAGTTCTGGGACAACACATTTAGCCAAATTTTTCTTAATACTATGAGATCTGGTAGATACTATAGCTTTTCCGCCTCGTGTAACTCTCGATATGTCAAAATACGATGGAACGAGAGTTAGTAATCCTCTTGTCACGGTATCAAAATCGGCACCATCTATTAAGGTAGGACGATAAGTTAGATTGCTACCAATAGATCTTTGTTCGACAGATTGACTGCTTTCTATCTTTCTTACGAACTCTTCTGCAGTTATGGGTCTCGCCAATATATTCATCTCCTATTAGGTATTATTAACAAATATCACATTAGTGTAGAAGTATTTATACGTTTTGGTGTTATTTGGTTTTATTGTAACTTACTTGTAACTGCCATAAGATGTTGATTGGAGCGAACTTCAAATCCAATAAGTATTGACCTTGCTCGTCTTGATAAATTTCTATAGTAGTTTTATTTTTAATTTTAGACTTTATAATTTCGGATAATTCTGTTACCGATCCATTTGGTAGTTCCTCCCAACTGCGAACAATATCATCTAAGGTTGTTATATCTTCCTTGAAACTAGTTACAATAAGATCCATCTGGCTAAATTGTTCGTCTAGAAAATTTGACATGATAATCTAAAAATAAAATAATGTTTTAGTATTTAAAGGTTTTGGTTACGATCTATATGGACAACTTAAGCAAGGTTCCTCAAAAAATTGACAAATACAGTTATCGTGATCATGACCACAATCCTGACAAGTACAACATGGTCCATGAGTAGGCTTAACTTTATCATTTTCTGTATAAACTTTACATTTATCGTCATAACAATAAGGTTTCCAGGTCATTGTAATGTCTCCTGCTCAATTATATTAAATGGCAGCGCACATCCAACACTGAATTTGCATGCTGCTTCTAATGCTAACTCAATACGTTTCTTTGGATCAAATCCTAAATTTTTAGTGGTTTCTAACGAACCTAATACAAAATCACTACCAGATCCAATTGAGTAAAAGTCACTAAATTCGAGCACGGAATAATCATAAAATATACAATATAGTTTATTTCGATAGCCTAATAATAATGTTGACTTATACGGAACGGAAGCCACTGCATCTTCTTCTAGTGAATATTTTGCTTTTTCTAATGCCTGTCTTAAGCTATCTATAAAATCCGTGCATAAATATTCAATATTAGTTTTATCTTCCCTGTGATAAGGTACACTCAAACGATATTTTATTATATCATTATAACGAACGTCGCCTGAAATACCAAATAATATGTTTTGACGCAAAAATACCTTAGTGTATGAAGGTGTATAAAATTTAAATGCACTAGAACTTATACACGAGTCACTACCTAAATATATCGTGTTATTATCAATTAGTCCTACTATACAAGTCACTATATCACTACCTTATTATCATTACATTCCCGGAAATAAATGTAATTGCAATTTCCTTAATAGAATCTCCGTCAAGTTGTAATATTTCCGTAAGTGACCGTTTGTCGTTACGAGAAATTTGGAGCCTTTTTTCAATTTCTTCTGCCGTATCAATACCTCCGTATTATTTTATAATATGCCAGATAACTTCTTTACCTAATTCTTTGGCCTTTTTACCTGTCCAGCATCCTCCAGACTTTACATGATCAGATGTTTTACAATGATAACAGAGTTTAAATTTTTGTCCTGTATAATTATCTGGATATTTTTCTACTAGAATTACATGTACTATATCAGAAGATCTGGCTATATCTAAGTTACGTTGCTTAAAGCCATATTCAGAATCCCATATCATTTGCCGAGGAGACTTTATATCCAATAATAGATTTAGTTCCATTGCTATTTCTTCCGCCCATATATCTATTCCGCCAACTGGAGAATGACCAGAAACAATAACAATATCTTCATAAGTTTTAATCGCATTATATAATATATCACGAATTATATCTTTTGCTAATAGTTCTGTACGTTCATTAAATTTGTCTCTGCCATGACCAACAATTCCGATACTATACATAACTATTCCTAATAATTATATGGGTCATCGTAATATCCAGCTTTCTCTTTATAATATACGTTTATTGTACTTAATATACTGATAAGTAATAAATACATTGAATATCCAAATATGCCTATTAATATAAATGGTAAACATCTAAAAATTTCATATTGCCGTGCTGTTAAACCAATCGGACCAATCTTAACGTAGTTTTTAGTAATATTATTCCTCCTTAACTAAAAGAAAATAATCCCATCTTTGGCTTCTTTTGTATAACAACCTTTTCTTTTTTAGTATTTAACTCTTTTGGTGCAATGCTTTCGAATCCAAAAAGACTAGCTTCGACAAGTTTTTTCTTTCCTGTTGTAATATCTATGCCTATTGCTGAGAATACTCTTTCTAGAGGAGGCAGCAATTGATGTTCTATATAAAAAGTATTGTCAATACGGCCATCAGTCTCTTTAATACGTTCTGGAGTATCTACCATCAGGCTTATACCGTCTTTAGAAGCTCCAGGCAAAGCCATATAACGAATACGGTCTCCTAGGCCTGGTAGTGTTTCATTACGAGCCTTCATTTTCTTGTAGCAAGTTACATGCGGTTGAATATTAGTATAACCTTCGATGTTACCAATTTTGCGACTAAGCACTAATTTCTCTGCTAAATCTAAGTTGGTTCTAATGTCCATAAGGCCCTTCACGGACAGAATAACTTCATTAGTATATTTCCATGCTTCTTCTACCTTACCTTCGCATAAGATCAGATGTAGTACTTTATCCATGCTTTCGCCAACTAGCGAAACCCAATCTCTCCGGCGTGTTTCAATTCCCCGGTACTTGATCTTGTCTTTCCAGCCATCTTTTCCTTGTTCAAATATCCACATCGCGTAACGTTTTTTCTCAAAAATAATAGCACGCTTAGCAAAACATTCGAAATCAATTTCCATTGGAGGTGGTAACTTAGTAAGCATACTATCGTGAATTATTTTAGCGCATTTCTTACTCTCATCTGGATCCGTTACTTTATTTAACCTAATGAATACCGAATCTGTATCTCCACCAACCACGTGACAATCCACAAGTTCTTCAGCAGTTTTTTTAGTCAACTGAATTGCCATACGGCCAACGGATGTAACAGAATTTGCTAGTCTTGGATCGTAAAGACGACCACGCAGAGCCCCGGTGTATCCATAAAAACTATTTAACAATATTTTCACGCTGTATTGTTGATTATCGTAGAATTCTCTTTCGTTTTTGTCACTACATGACTTCATTAGCTTTTTCAATTCTACTCTTTTGTTATACAATTTAGTTAGGATCCTAGGCATTATACCTTCGTATACAGTATGATCTGTATATCGAACTCCATTGGGAGCTAGTATCGTTTTAACGGAAGTTTCCTTTTCATTTATAATTGATGACCAACATATGTTGTAGGCTCTGATAGCAGACGGATAAAGACTCTTATAGTCCATAATGATTAGGTTTTCGTGTAGTCCCCGTTCTGAATCAAGTACTTTACCGCCAGTTACTTTCTCAACTTTCTTGTCTTTATCGTTAAGCGGCCAGAGTCGTCCCTCTTTATAGAATTCTCGCAATAGCATCGATTCTATACGACGGGATTGTCCACCATTAATAGTTTCATGAAGTAAAAGACCGCAATCTTTACTAATGTTAATATATCGGTCTATTAATTTCAATTCGTTTATAATATCTTGAAGAAGGTCGGCATCTCTTCCTGCATACTCTAGAAATCTTTGCAAACGGCTTTCGGAACCACTGAGCCAAATTTCTCTCATTTCACTTGCTTTAATATCTAACTTTGGTCGATTAAGCAACGTTTTAGAAACATTGTCTAGACTGTAAGAAGCCAACGAGTAATTTAATTTAATCGCATTAAGTAAATCTATATAAGCTCGTCCAGTCATATTAACTTCTTTGCTTGCACCGAAAGCTCTTATCTGAAATGGAGTTCCATCTCGGCCCAGATCATTCGCAATACCTAGTACTTCTAGTCGCTTCTCAATATACGGAAAGTCAAAATTATCACCGTTAAATGCCATCACAACATCTGGATCATACTCTTTAAATATATCCATGAAGGTTGATAGCATCCAGAACTCGTCTGGAAAATACTTAATGGTTTCGGCGTCTTGCCCCGGTTTTGCTACGAGCACTAACGTTTTCTGATCATTGAAGCTAATCGAAATAATCGTTATTGGATCTCGTTCTGATAACGGAACTCCTACTTCAGGAGGAAGTACTTCAATATCCACGCCAAGAAAACGTAATGGAGCATTTTCAATGATATCGTGTAATGGCTGTATATTATTTCCAGATACTTCGACCCATTTCATACCATATAGGTCGTTATCTGTTAGAAATCTAGCAGTTGCATACAAAATATCGGCTTCATAAATTTCTTTAATATCCTTATGACCTTTTAATGCATCTCGCAATACTGGAACATCACTTGGCTTATTAACATATACTTGTAGAACTTCCGTGCGTTCTTGTTGATATCCGTTTGGCAAGTATTTATATTCTTCAAATACGTCCGTTACTTCAGGTCTTTCGCGTAAAAGTTGCCTAGCATTTTTCGTATTATTTGGTAATATATAAAAATATGGTCTAAATCCGGAAATATCATGCTGAACTGATTTACCTTGCTCATCTCGACCATAAACTGTAACTACTGGACCATTATAACTATTCCGATATTTTGTCGAAATTAATTGAAATTTCATAAATAACTCTTAATATATTGCATACAATTCATTATCGATATCTAGCCGGAAGTAATGCTTATTTGACAGTATATTATAATAATCTTGTGGCGACAACTCATTATATCTTGGACCATTCCTAACTGCATTGTCTCTAGCAATAAATTCATCTAGTACCATTTCTCGCAAGGTATTCATGATACCGGGAGTATTTTCTATATTTTGTTCCTTAAGTTTTTGATAGAGAATGCATAATTGGTTACAACAATCACAATCGCATTCGGCTAGATTAACGCAATCATGTAGCAGTTCTATTATAAGTAAATCAAATTTTTCTTGATTAATACGGCCCATAAAATTAGCTCCTTAACTACTATAGATAAGAAAAATAAAAATGATTAACTTCAAGTTGCAGCACTTGCAGCCGCAGCTAATACTTGCTTAATTAC